CTTACGGCGTACATGCCGATAAGCGTCTTGGCTTTTGATGCCATGGTGGAACGCCACAACCATTGCAGCTGCTGCGTCAAAACACTCTCTATAGCCATAACCCGTGAGGCTATCTAGCTGGTTGTAATACGGGACGCCATAAACCTCTTGGTGGATGCCACTGGTCTTCCACATCTCAAACCATTCAGCCTCGTCGTCTAGTAGATCTTGATCAATCGACTTTTCTAGCTCCGCAATCGCAGCTAGCTGATGGGGATCACCTTTTTTGAAGAACTGAAAGAAGGGGAGCAACGATAAAGCCACAACTACGACCCAAACCCACATCTACTTCTCAACGCGATCTCCAGGAAAGAGTAGATCTTGGACATACTTGCAAGCCACATCATCCAACTGGTTGTCTGTCTGCTCGCTGATCTTGATCAGACAATCCAACAGCAACTGTTTTACGGCTTTTGATTTGATGAAGCCGAACAGGATTGGCTTTAGCAGTAACACCATGACGGCACTGTATGTGCCGAAATTCTAAACGCGGTTTTGGTGTCCCTCAAGCCTTGCAACATTCTGCTCTAGGTCTGAGATTCGAGCGAATAGCTCCTGATCCCTAACCCTCAGATCGGCATGGAGCACATCCATTCGTGACGCTAAATTATCGACAGCTGAAGTCAGGCGCACCAACGAATCCCTTCCATGCTGTGTCTCACGGTTGGCACCTTTGATACCAGAAGCTGCCACGCCTATTGACGCACCAGCAACAGCAGCCCAGATTTCAACCACCATTCGACCTCTAGCGTGAACTCATCATGGCAGAAGAACAGGGTAAGCAGGAGCAAGAACAAGACAACTCACGTTTAGGTGATGTCATCAAAGTTGTCCTGCTTGGTTGGGCAATGGCAATCCTGACCGCAAATTACTTGGGAGTCTTCAAGCAATCCCTTGATCCCACCTATCCAGCTTCCATACTTTCTGGTACAGCCGCATCCTTTGGCTTAGCTGTTGGCAACAATAAAAAGAAAAAAGAAGAGCCTACAATTAAGGAACAGACCTCTACGTCCAAACCCAAATGAGACGTTTTCTCTTTGTATCGTGTCTAACGTTTTTTGCGGTAAGTCCTGCTTCGGCAGACATTACGCACGCTATTAAATCCTCAATCTCGCTAACTGTTGATGGAGCAGCGTCCCAATCGATTCGGCAACCGTCTTCATTTTCAGTATCTGGCTCTAACGTCACTCTGGGTACTCCTCCTGTGCTGGGGACACTTACTTCCGGCACTGCTCTTGGGTACACTCCTGGCGCTTACAGTATTACTACTGCTGGTGACAGCTTTTCGTATTCAGAGTCATACATAGAAGGTGACGACGTTCCAACCGTACTTTCAACAACTGTCACCGCTGGTGTAGTTCCTGCCTTGCCAATATTCGGGAACACAACAACAACTGCAGGCGGCGTAGCTGGCACTTTGGCTGGAACACTTGCTACAGATGGTGCAATGACTATTACTGCTGGTGGTGCAGGCACAACTGCAATTGGACAAGTTATTCAGGAGCTAACTATCAAGTGAGAATCCTGCTGTTGCTGTTTTTAGCTGCTCCAGCAGCAGCCGTACCAATCGTTCCTAACTTCCAGCAAGGTACACTTTCTAGTACAACAAGAACAACGTCTAAGGTCAACGAAGTCATTAATTCCTACGAATATCGTACGGGTTATGAGTACACGGCTAGCGGCACAAACATCAAACCCTCTGCAGGTCTCGCTCCACAAAGCTTGACCACAACTACCAATACCTTGAACGGTATTTCAAGTAAGTGGACTGGACTTGATCCTGCATCTAGACCAACCTGGAGCATAGTTAACGAAGGGGCTGCCTTCAGCTTTGTTGAAACTTTGTCCGCGCCAGGGCTTGTAAATCACACGCTAATAAACAGAGAGACTGACATCGAATCACTTACAGAGACCACCAGCACCTTTACCCAATGAAGCGTGTCTTAGCAGCCTTGCTGTTATTGGCTGAGCCAGTTAACGCTCAAATCTCAAGCACTGCCGCTCCAGTCGCAAACAGCTCAGGATCGGTTACGAACCAAGCTGTCCAGGTTACGCCCAGCAAGACATTCACTTCTGTGATTAACGGCGTTAGCTGCCAAGGTGCAACCCTGACGATCAACCCTTTCCTTAGTTCAACCACTGGCTGGTCTGATCCGTACGAAAGGTATTACAACGAGCCTGTCTATGACACGCTTGATTTAGTTGGTGCGTTTGACCCCGAAGGCAATCCCGTTCCAGATGGCAGACCTGATAACCCAGGCAGCGTCTTGTTTCATAAACCAGTCAGGACAGGCCAGAAAACAAACTTCTCAGTCAATGGTGGCATCACTGCACAGATCTCGATTCCGCTAGATCGAAGTCATATCCGTACCTGTCGCAAAGCAGCAATAAAGCAAGTCGAGTTGATGGCAGCGACTTTGGCCGATAAGCGTTTGAATTACGAAATAGCTAGGTTGCGTAACTGCGCTGACCTTATGAAAGAAGGCGTGATGTTTCATCCCAAGTCGCCTTACAGCAAAATCTGTGCTGATGTAATCCTGGTCAACCCGCCTGGTGTCTTACCGCCCCATACACATTCAATCCCTACTTCTTTAAAGACCGCTGAAACTTTCGACGCTGCCAAGCGGACTCAACAGCAACCTTCTTCCCCAGCTTCTCCTTAATTTTCTTGATCGTCTTTTTGACGGTTGGCTTGATCGTTTTAAGCAGAATATCGCCTAATGGTTTGGCGAAGATTGCTGCTGTTGTTGCGATAACCGCAATCGTTGCAGTCGTGACCACAACAGGCGAGCCAGGCAAATGGTTGCCGAGAATCGCTGGTATGTCCAGCGACTTGAACTGGGTTTTGCATTCTCCATCGACTCGCTTGTAACCAGTGATGACAGCAGTCTGAAGCTTATTTTTTGCGCCTATAGGTATTGCGTCTGGTGGCGGACATGGCAACTCTGTGTCTACCTTTGGAATGCCGGTTGGGTTGGACGCTTCCGGTGAAGGGGACTGAGCCGGTTGCTGGGAGGCATCCGGTTCTTCTTTTGGGTCTATTGCTGGCGGCTTGGCTGATCCATAAGTCAACGTTCCAGGTGTGAAGTCCAGTGCGGCAGGAAACGATGGCATCGTTCCATCGCAAACAGTGAAGTTGCCCTTTGGATCTGTTGTGTAAGCGTCTGGATTGCCAGGTTGTGCATTTCTTGTCTCAACGCAGCCAGGTATATCCGCAACCGGAAAACCCAGCATCAACGTAACTGGCGGCTCAGACGGAATGCTTTGCGGCGGAATGCTTCTCCAAGTTGGTATTTCTGGAACGCCAATACGTCCCACACCAATCTCGGGTATTTCCGGCATCTATCAGAACGGCAACTTAGGTGTCTCGATTACTGGGCCTGTAGCTGATGGCAGTTCAGGCATCACGTCATCGATTTGGGCAGGCACCATCTGAGTTACGACTTTGGTCAGCTCTAGCTTTAGCTCACTCATGTAATACTTCGTCAGCGATGGAATGCGGGTGTAAAGCACCAGCGATCCAACAACCATCGTTCCACTCATCAAGAACCCTAGGGCTCCGGCCAGATTGAAAAACTTTTGCATGATGATGACAGATAAAACAAAAGGCCCCCTTGCGGGAGCCCCTTGTCGGTCTGTGTGAAAAACCTAAGCTAGTTATAGCTCAGAAAGCCCACTTTACGCCAAGCTTTGTTCCAACAGAAGGATCCTCTTCTGCAGTGATGAAGCTCAGCTCGCCATAAATGCCAACGCTTTCGGCTACCTGAACGTTTCCGCCAACTTTGCCGGACAGTTCAAACTCACCGTCTTCGCCTTGTGGGCTGACGAAAGCTGGACCGCCTTGAGCATAGTAGCTGTAAACGCCATCAGCGCCTTCAAAACCAACGTGGAAATCTGTGCTTGCGCCCACGTAGTCGCCGCCTGAATAACCAGCGTTATTCTCCACGTTGACATAAGGGCCTGCCAAGGCAGCTGAACCAGCGAGAACACCAGAAACAGCTACTGCGAATGCTTTGATCATTGTTGAAAGAGTCAACGTTTTCTGTAGGTACATTAACTGGGGCAGTCAATGGACAGTTA